AATAAAAAAAAGGAATATGAACCAACATTGAGCATCAAAGAAAAACCTGTAGTCATCTATAATGATGGTTATGAAGGAGAAAAACAACGAGAACCATTACTAATTGATGGTAATTATTTTACTGTAGAAGATGAAGTTGCTTCTTTGGCTGAATCTTTAGCTAACGCAGTTTCTAAGAAAAAAGAAATTTCACGTGAACAAAATAATATAGATTATGATTATTATAATGATTGTATAAATCATAATACAAGTTCTAAAATTGACTATCAAAATGTTGTTTCAAGTTTTGATGAGTTTAAAGGTATTATATTAACAACATCTACATTCAGTTATTATACATATACATATAATAATAAAATATTTAAAATAAAAACTTTTAAGGACGCATATACAAAATTTTATGAAAGCGATAGTACTAAAATTGATGAATTACAAAAAAAAAATAGAACATTATCTCAAAATAATTTAGAAAAGCATCTAAAAGATGCTTTAGATAAATTTACTGACGATGATGATTTATATTCAGATAAAAATGAGACAGATTTTTTGCCCGGAATTGTTGAAATTAACTTAGCAATGCCATTTAATATTACAAAAACAAGTGATGGTAGTCCATTTGATTTAACTGATGTAATATTTAAACAATTAGAAGAATTAATAAAACTTGAAAAAGAAAAAAAATTAGGACAAGGCAAAAAAACATTGCGTAAAAAATACAAAAAGTCAATTAAACATAATAAATACAATAAATATAATAAATATAATACAAATAGAAGATTTACTCGTAAACGTAGCAACAAAAAAAAACAATAAAAATAAAAATAAAAATAAAAATGTAAATAATTAGTATAATTTTAATTATTTATATTTTTAATGAACTCTATTTTTGTCTTTTTGTTATTTTTGTTCTTTTTCTCTGTGTTCTCTTTGTTCTTCTTTTATGTAATTTATTTTGTCGTCCTGCCAGCACATTTACTACATTTTCTTTTCTTGTTGCTCTTTGAAGCGCGTTCGTAATCAGTTGCCTTGCTCCTAGCGCCGCCCTATTTAACGCCAAAGTTGCGGCATAAACTGCATCCCATGCAGGAGGAGTTGTTACCATTGACTCTTGTGATGTTTCTAATGGTGAATAATATTTACTACTTGAGTGTAATAGTGGAGGTGCTAATGCTTCAGGAATTATTGGAGGTGCTAATGCTTCATGAATTATTGGAGGTGCTAATGCTTCATGAATTATTGGAGGTGCTATTACTTCTACCAATGATTGTGTTTTCACTTCTCTCGCCTCTAATAACCTTTTTAATAATACATCATAACTATTCCAAACTAATTTTTGTTCCTCTGGTTTTTTACTCTTACAATAATACATACTTCTATAACTACTTATTTCATTTTTAATAAGTGCTTCTATATAAAAATAAAAAACACTAGTATTAAAGGAAGGTAAGCAACACATAGAAGATACTATTGCTGCTTCTACATATGATCCTAAAAATAATAAATTTTTAATATGTCTTTCTATAGCATTAATTATATATATTTCTCGTGATTCACTTGATTGCTTTGCTCTTGATGTAGTCATAAGTCTCTGTCTCCACATCTCATCAATACGTATTTGTTCGGTTTTATAATATATAGCAGTAATAAGAGAATTCAAAATTTTTACTTTTTTATCTTTGACTTCCTTTGCACCAATGATATTTATTAATGGTATTATACTAGTGTCAAATTTATTTTCAAAATTAATTCTACTTGTTCTACCAAAATCAATTACTACAGGGTTAATATTTTGTTTATCATCTACACAAAGTAATATATTATTTTTATGTAAGTCTCCATGAATAAAACCTCTTACAAGCATTAATGATGAAACAAATAAAGTTAAAATACAACCAAATTCTTCTAAACTCATAGGAGGTAATTCTATTCCATATATGTAATAATTACTTAAAATTGAAATTTTGCGAGAATATGTATCTTCTATAAAGTTTTTTAAAGTTATACAACTATAATATTCCATGATAATAATGTGTTGTGACACATTTTCTATAGGAATTGTACCTCTATAATCAATTTTATGCGTATGTAACAAAAGTTCCTTTAATTTTCTTACCATAGTTTGTGTAATATTTGAATACAAACCGAATTTGTTTAACAAGTCAAAAATACAAGCCCCAGTCAATGTATACTTTCCCCCCGGATAAGATATTCTCTCACTATAGATAAAAGATGGACATATTGGAAAAGTATTATCATAAGTACTAAGGTTTAAGTGTTGAATAGTCTCAAATGTGAATTCATCTTTATTTATTGTGTGCGTTCTTGAAGAATATGATGAAAATTCATATGCCATTAGTTTTAAGAGTAATACACTTGGAATATTACTACCAGGTAATTTCTTAAAATATTTACTAAATTTATCATTATTAAATGTTATAGTAAATAAATATGCTGGTGTAACTGGATTTTGGGTTAAAAGTTTTATGCTTGTATCTTCATCAGTTAATATTTCTTGTATTACATCTTTTGATTTTGATACAACATCATCTTTAAACTCTATTGCGCCCCCTTTAAATGCCATATATATAAATTATATATATATATATATATAAATTATATATAATATATATATTGAAAAGTATTTTATAATAAAAAATATATATATTGCCATATCTCCAAAAAGTCACATAAAAAAATAATAAATCATGAAATAAATCAATTAAGTAATGTTACACATTAAACTATACATAAGCACTATAAAACACTACATATCACTTGTCCATCGTTCATACATTTTTACTTGTTCAAAGTTATCTACGTTTGTTGGAGGTGATTTTTCCAAAGGTCTTTTATTTGAGCGAATGTTTGGTTTAAAGTTATGTCTCAATTTAGTACTATTAGAATTCTTAGTAATATTAATGTAAAAACCTATATCAGAATTGGTAGTACTAACATTAACATTGGCACTAGTATTAACATCAATATTAACATCAATATTAACACTGGTGCTAGTATCAGTAATAGTATTAGTAGAATTCATTATTTATAAGTTATAAATAAAAAAAAAATTCATTTCAATTTTAATTATTCAATCTTTAAAATAATCAGTTTTCGTCAAGATATACTCTTTGACATCTTGGAAGTCTCACTTTAAGAGTTTTCTCAAGTAAAGCAATTTGAGAATTAGTAGGCAATTCTTTATTTGCTTCCCATCGAGATAAAATTAATTGAGATATTCCAATCATAGATGCTAATTCTTTTTGATTTTTTCCATTAATTACTCTTGCTTGCGCAATGATTTTTCCAAGAGGTTCTTTAACAATCATTTTTTCCACTTGAGTTACTTTATTTGAAGTGATTTGCGGTTTTTTTATAGTATCTTTATTTTTAACTACTTGCGTTTTAAGTTTAATAGAATTCCAATCTTGATGTTCCATAATATTTAAATAATATATTAAATATTGAAATAAATTAATAAAAATTATTTATCAATTTTTTTAATTTAATTTAAATTAAATTAAATTAAATTAAAAATCAATACATATATAAATGAACAAAAATTTAGTTCCTGCTATTATTTTTATATTAATAACAATAATAGTAAGCATATTAGTATTAAATTATCATCAAATTAATATAAAAACTACAAATTATGATAATTTAAAACTAAATAGAGCAGTAATATATGAAACTTTTTGAAACTTTTTGAAACTATTTAAAAACAATTATTTTTAAAATTGAATATAAATGTATATAAATATTTTATAATATATAATATAATATAATATAATATGATTATTCCTGTAAAATGTTTTACTTGCGGTAAAGTATTAGCAAATAAATATAGATATTATCAACGCGAAGTTCAAAAACGAAAAATTGATAAGTCTATGGAAGTTAATAAAGTAGTGTATTTAACAAAAGAGTTTATGGATAAAACATCAGAAGGAGAAGTGTTAGATATTTTACAATTGAAAAAGAGTTGTTGTAGAAGACATATGATTACACACGTTGATATTGAATAATACTATTTATAAATATTAAAATATAGAAAAAATAAAATTTTTTATATTTTTATATTTTTATATTTTTATATTTTTCTATTTTTATATTTTTTCTATTTTTATATTTTTCTATTTTTATATTTTTTCTATTTTTATATTTTTCTATATATAATGAGTAACTATAGAAAAATAACTAGAAGAAAAAATAAGAGAAAAAATAAGTCTAGAAAATTAAAGTTAAATAATAAATATAGAAAAAGATATCAAATAGGATGCTCTAGAAAAAACTATATGAAAGGAGGTGGAATATCTCCAATACAATCTGTATTTGATGCTATGAATACTTTAACGCATAGTAGTTCTGATTTATGGAATCAATATGTAGGAGAACCTACACCTGAACCAAGTCCAAATCCTACAATACACCCATAATAAATAATATTTTTTATTTATATTTTTTTATTTATATTTTTTTTTATATTTTTTTATATTTTTTTTATAATATTTTTTTTATAATATTTTTTTTATAATATTTTTTTATATCTATAAATTATAATATGGCGTATATTAATAAATATATAGCAGATTTTAAAAATTTATGCTCGCCGGCTTTTATTTATTTATTTATATCAGTGCTAGTATTTATTGTTATTGCCATACAAAATTTTGGTAATACAACAAGATATTGTTTAGGAGCATTTGAATGTGAAATTCCAAATACATTTTTACTATTTGTATTTAAAGCAATATATATATTATTTTGGACTTTCATATTAAATTCACTATGTAAAGCAGGATATAAAGAAGTTTCTTGGTTTTTAGTAATATTACCATTATTATTATTATTTGTTATTTTAGGTTTAATTATTATAACATATTCTGTAACTCCTTTAATGATTTAATGATTAAATATATAAAATATTAACATATTAACATATTAACATATTAACATATTAACATATAAAATATTAACATATTAACATATAAAATATTAACATATAAAATATTAGTATTAATTAATACTAATATTTACTATGACTACTAAAAGTAAAATACAATCATCCGATACATTAACAGACGAAAATATAAGTAGTTTTATAAATCACGAAGAATTAGCTTGGTTAATTATAGATAAATATTTTAGTCATGATCCAAATATATTAGTAAAACATCATTTAGAATCTTTCAATGATTTTTTTAATAACAAAATCTATAATATTTTTAAAGAAAAAAATCCAATATTAATAATAAAAGAACAAGATGAAACAACCAAAGAATATAATTATAGAGCAGAAATACACATAGGAGGTATTGATGGAAAACGACTTTATTTTGGAAAACCAATAATATATGATACAAACCGAGAACATTATATGTTTCCTAATGAAGCCCGTTTAAGAAATATGACTTATGCTATAACTCTTCACGTGGATGTTGAAGTGATTTATAAAATTATGAATAGTGATGGACAATATACTGAAACAAAATCATTATTAGAAAAAATTTATTTAGGAAAATTCCCAATTATGTTAAATTCCGATTTATGTATTTTAAACAATTTAGATCCGCTAGTAAAATTTAATATGGGTGAATGTAGAAATGATCGCGGTGGATATTTTATTATTGACGGAAAGGAGAAAGTTTTAGTGTGTCAAGAAAAATTTGCTGACAATATGCTTTATGTCAAATCCGATTTTAATGAATTATATAGTCACTCAGCAGAAATACGCTCTGTTTCTGAAGATGCTTCAAAACCAATACGAACTCTCAGTATTAGAATATTACGTCCAGATACTAAATATAGCAATAATCAAATTTTAGTAAATGTTCCAAATATTCGTAAACCAATTCCATTATTTATATTAATGAGAGCACTTGGTATATTGAGTGATAAAGAAATTATAAAAACATGTTTATTAGATTTAAAAAAATATGAAAATTATATACCATTATTTATTCCGTCTATTCATGATGCTGGTAATATTTTCAACCAAGAAGTAGCACTTAAATATTTGGCAACACTAACAAAAGGCAAAACATTAGCACACATTTTAGAAATATTAATGGATTATTTATTACCACATATTGGAGAAAATAAATTCATTGAAAAAGCATTTTTTTTAGGACACATGGTAAAAGAATTACTACAAGTTTATAAAAATGATAAAAAATCAACAGATCGTGATAGTTTTAAATTTAAAAGAGTTGAATTGACAGGAACACTTATTTACGATTTATTTAAAGAATATTACACTTTACAACAAAAGCATATTTTTCAAAAAATAGATAAAGAATATTATTACAAAAAAGGAATTTACCAAAATGATTTTATTAGTTTAATAGAAAATAACTATTTAGAATATTTTAAAGAACGTATTTTAGAAAATGGATTTAGAAAAGCATTTAAAGGTAATTGGGGCGCAGAAGAACATACAAAACGTCCTGAAATAGTTCAAGATTTAAATCGCTTATCTTATAATTCTTTTATGTCTCATTTACGTAAATTAAATTTACCTTTAGATTCGAGTGCTAAAATTATTGGACCACGACTATTACATTCTTCACAGTGGGGTATTATTGATCCTGTTGATACGCCTGATGGTGGAAATGTGGGTTTACATAAACATATGTCTCTTGGATGTTTAATAACAAGTGGTTATTCTGGAAAACCAATAATTGAATTATTGCGCACAGTATTTTTTATGGAATTATTAAGTGAATGCACAATTGAATATATTGCTCATTGTAGTAAAGTTTTTGTAAATGGAGCATGGGTTGGAATAGTAACTAAACCAGTTGAAGTAATTGATTTATTAAAAAAATATAGGCGAATTGGTCTAATACCAATATATACAAGTATTACTTGGTCAATTAAAGAAGATATTATTTATATTTATAGTGATTCAGGTAGATTAACAAGACCTGTTCTTTATTTACAAAATAATAAATTATGTTATGAAAATGATTTTATTTATAATAAAATAATTTCACAAGATTTTAAATATGAAGAATTATTAATAGGATTTAATAAATTTAAAATTTTAACTAAAGAAAAAAAAGAAGTTTCAATCGAATTAAATTCTTTTATCAAGTCTAATAAAGTATTTTTTAATTTTTATGATCTATATGATAAATCCGAGTCAATTGACCCACTAAATGCAATTGAAGAACTAATAAAAAAAGGTGGAATAATAGATTATTTAGATACATCAGAAACAGAAACAGCATTAATAGCAACCTATAGCGAACAAATTACTAAGTTTACTAGTCATTGTGAAATTCATCCATCATTATTATTGGGTGTTATGGGCAATCAAATAGTGTTTCCAGAAAATAATCAACTACCAAGAGATCTTTTTTCTTGTGGGCAAAGCAAACAAGCTGTTAGTTTATATAATTCAAATTATCAAAATCGTATTGATAAAATGGGGGTTGTATTAAATAACGGACAAATACCTCTTGTAAAAAGTCGCTATTTAAAATATATTTACAATGAGGAACATACTTGTGGAATAAACGCAATTGTTGCTATTGGTTCTTATGGTGGATACAATGTTGAAGATTCTATATTATTTAATGAAGGTTCAATAAGACGAGGTATGTTTAATACTACTTATTTTAATATGTATGAAGCGCACGAAGAAAGCACAAAAGTAGCCGGAACAAATATAGATTCAAAATTTGTAAATATTGAATCTAAAACTGTATTTGGAAAAAAACCGGGCTATGATTATTCTTATTTGGATGAGCATGGGTTAATTAAAGAAAATACGCCATTAGATGATAAAAAAGTGGTAATAGGAAAAGTGACAAATAATATAAACATTGCGGACACATTTTTAGATGCTTCTGTAACACCAAAAAAAGGACAATTAGGTTATGTTGACAAAGCATTTATTACAGAAGGCGAAGAAGGATTTAGAATTGCTAAAGTTAGAATAAGAGAAGAAAGAATACCAGCACAAGGTGATAAATTTTGTAGCAGATGCGGTCAAAAAGGAACGGTGGGATTAATAATACCAGAAGAAAATATGCCATTTACAGCTGAAGGAATAAGGCCGGATTTAATAATAAATCCTCACGCGCTTCCTAGTCGTATGACTATTGGTCAATTAGTAGAAACATTAATGGGAAAGGCATGCGCACACTATGGTGGATTTGGAGATTGTACGGCATTTGTAAATAAAGGTCCAAAACATACATTATTTGGAACATTATTAAGAAATATTGGATATAGTTCTACAGGAAACGAAATAATGTATAGTGGAGAATCGGGAGAACAATTAAATATGGAATTTTTTATTGGACCTTGTTATTATATGCGTCTTAAACATATGGTTAAAGACAAAATAAATTATCGCGCACAGGGTCCTAGAACAGCATTAACGCGACAAACAGTGCAAGGTCGTGCTAATGATGGTGGATTGCGCATTGGTGAAATGGAGCGCGATGGAATTATTGCGCATGGAGCAACAGCATTTTTAAAAGAATCTATGTTAACTCGTGGCGATGACTACCATATAGCAATATGTAATACAACCGGAACCATTGCTATTTATAATGAATCCAAGAATATTTTTATAAGTCCTTTTGCCGATGGACCTTTAAAATTCTCAGAAAATTTTGAAAATTCTATGAACTTAGAAGTTATTTCAAAATATGGTAAATCATTTAGTATTGTTCGTGTTCCTTATTGTTTTAAATTATTAATACATGAACTGCAAGTTATGAATATTCAAATGCGAATTATTACAGAAGATAATATAGAACAATTAACTTCTATGAATTATGCTAAAACAATAGAAAATTTCAAATTAACAAAATTAACAGAAAAAGAACAATTAGAATTTTCTAAAAAATATGATAAACAATTAACAAATGTTAAACTAGAAGAGAAAACAACAGAGCAAATTATAAAAGAAGATGAAGCCAAAGCTAAAGAAGAAGAAACTAAAGAAGAAAAAGCCAAAGAAGAAGAAGCTAAAGATGCTGATGAAGAAAGTGATAATGAAGGACTTAGTCAAGTAACAATTGATTCTATTAAACGTGCCGAAGAAGAATTTGAAAAATATCAAGATCTTGAAGGTTTTGAAAATGAAGAAAACTCACCTATTAATATTGGAGACGAAGTAAATAATGATGAATTAGAAATTGAAAATTTAACTACTTCTAAAGATGAACCTGGTAAAAAAGATGAATCTAGTCCAAAAAGTGTAAAAATAAATGAAGCTAAAAATGAAGATCTTTTAGAAATAGAAGAATTACCTATAAACGATGAAACAAAAAATAAAGAAGTATCTTTATTAAAATTATCAACAACTCCAACTATAGAAACTATTAAAGAAGAAGATGATTCAAGTAGTAGTAGTAGTTTACAAAAAAAAACAATAAAAATAAATCAACAATAATAAATCAACAGTAAAAAAATATTTAATTTTATAATTGATATAAAATTAAATATAATAAAACTATTATATTATTATAATTTAATTATGACTAATAGTAATAGTTTTATTATTAGCATTTATAATTCACGTAAAAATTTATTAGAGATTTTAAACGAGCGCGGATTTAATATTGATAAATACTCTGATTTTGGTATTACTGAAATTGGAATCTTAATAGAAAGCAATCAATTAGATATGTTATTAGAAAATGAAGCAACAAAAAAAAAAATATATGTAAAGTATTATGTTTCTAAAGTTATAAAACCTCAAAATATTTATGACATAGTAGAAGATTTGTTTCATTTAGAATCTGTTTTAGAAAAAAAAGATGATTTAATGGTAATTATAAAGGACGAACCAAATGAAACAATGTTAGAAAATATTAAAGATATTTGGGTTTCAGAAAATATTTATATAAGCTTAATAAATATTAAGCGATTACAATTTAATATTTTGAAGCATGTATTAGTTCCTAAGCATACTATTTTAACGCATAGTGAAAAAGAATTATTTATGAAAAAATATAATATTTTTGACAAATCACAAATTCCTGATATTTCATATTTTAGTCCAGTATCAATAGTAATGGGAATTAGACCTGATGATGTTGTAAAAATTGTCCGTAATAGTCGTACATCAATTCAAACTGATTATTATAGAATTTGTAAGTTATATTAAAATATTAAAATATTAAAATATAAAAATATAAAAATAAATGTATTATTATTTATAAATTTTTTTATAAATTATATAGTATTATATTAGTTTATAATGAATTATTATAGTTCTTTTAATTATGATGGATGTTATTCAAGACCATCACAAATTAATGAGGCAAGTTTTAATAATATTTTAACAACTAAATTTGATAAAACAAGTGTGAGAAGTGTTAAAGAATGTGAAAGTCAATCTTTAAGAAATAATAGCGATTTTTTTTTAATTAATGATATAAGTACTTCATTAAATACTAGTGTTACAAATTGCTATATTCCAAAAATAGATTATACAAACCAAACTTTATTTGAAACTACTACAAGAGCAAAACAATTATTTGATGAATTATTTAAAACAACAAGTCCAAGTGCCCCTTATATTACACAATCACAAACTCCTCCTATTGCTAATAATTTACTGTATAATATAAATAGAACAAATACAAATCAATTATGTTTTAAATATGCTGTCGATAACCAATATTATACACCGCGCAATTATTATGCGTATTATAAAAAACCAATATTAGATGAAGCAAATATTAGACTTCTCAATACTATGAGAACTAATCCGACATACTATGAAAGTAAATTAAATGATACAACAGAAGCAGGTTTAAAATACTATGATGAATTACTTAAACTTGGTACTGCTACTTTTGAAAATAGTGGTCCTTTAGTACGTAGCTTTAAAGAATATATATGTATTCTTACTAGTAATGCTGAAAGTGCTTTAAATACGCAAATTCTTAAATTAAATCAACAATATGATAAATTTGATAATAGTTTAGATGCTATACAAAGAGATTTATCGGCAATTAATTATTTAAATAGTTTTGCTGATGACACATTAAGAGCATTAAATTCAAACATAGCTACCAAAAAACAAGAGTTAAATAATTTATTAGGTTCTGGGGGGGCAAATAATGGAAGATTAGATGATACAACTTTATTAACGCAATTTAAAATAGTAGAAAATAGTATATTATTATTACTTATTGTATGTGCTATATTTTTTTTAACTAAAAGTAAAAAAACTATTGTAGCAAGTTAAAATTTAGTAAGATTTATGTTAATATTATAATCAAATAAAATATATTATAATATTAAGAATATTTAATATTATGGCAAATGAAAATAAAGTTATATTTTATTCTCAAGAATTAAATGAAGATATTTATCAAAATAAAAAAATGTTAACTTTAAAAAAAAATATTTTAGAAAATAGCGAAAAAGAACAAATAAATCAAAATTCATATAATACAATAGTCGATACAAAAGACTATTTAGGATGTATTAATAATAATTGCAGTGCTATTAATTGTAATTGTTCTAATACAATATGTAATTGTACTGCTAATATAAATAATGCTAATACAAACAATACTAGTAATACAAACAATACTAGTAATACAAACAATACAAATAATAACTCAAATATAGAACATAATATAAATAATTATATTTCAAACGTAATAGATTTTTTATTTGTATTATTATTAGTAGGACTATTAATTTTTATAATATATAAAAGAGAATCTTTCTATTTGTTATATGTTTTAGGAATAACTTTACTATATATTTTAACCAAATTTTTAATGTTATCAAATTTATAATGTAACAATAAATTTTTATTTAAATTTTAAATAAAAAAATTTAAATAAAATATATTAAAATATTAAGTATATTATGAAAAGTAAAAATAAATTTACTAATAATTTTAATTTAATTAGTACAATGAAAAATGTTAGCAATAATTTTAAAAACAGCAAATACATCAATCCAGCTATTATTATATTAATAATAACATTTAGCATATATTTGTTGTATTTTAATGATAAAATATATGTTCAAGATACTATTACAAATAGTTTAAATGAAAATAACAATACTGGTAATAATGACGACACTTGTGAAAATAGTGACCAAGATTATCTTGTAGAAAATTTTGATGTTGAAAAATATGTAGATGTATGTAAAAATAGAAATACACGTATTTATAATTTAGGTAATACAGGTGTTACTTCTGCTACGATTACTTCATCATCATCAACACCTAAAGCTATTGATCAATGTGAAAAAATATGTAATGATAATAGTTGCCAAGTTTTTACATTAAGTGGTAATGTATGTTATACATATAAAAGAACACCACCTAGAAGTAGTGATCCTATTAAAATAAGTTGTGATTCAAAAATATTTGCTCCTAGTGATTATAATTCAGGATCATATAATGGTATTGGTTATATAAACAATTCTTATTTTAAAAATAATAAAACAGATTTTAGTTATATAGATCCATTTTTAATAGAAAGCAAAAATGTATTAAGACAATTATATACTATAGACAATAGTAGAAATATTTTAATGAATTATTCTCTAAGTGATTTTAACAATAATTATAATAGAGACTCATTAGCAATACTCACCGGCGAGGTTGACTTATTTAGTAAGTTTACTACTTTAAATACAAAACTTTTTGACATTAGTAGAAACAAGCTATATACAGATAAGTTTAATTTTAGTGATGCTATATCCGAAAGTATTTTAGCACCTGTTGAAAGAGATATTCCTTTTATGAAAGATGTAGATGACAAATATAATATGGTAAAAAAATCTGACAATTTAGATGGGGTATTAGCGGTCAAGTCAGAAAATTTTATAGTTAATAATTATCGTTATTTAATTTTAACATTTATAATGGTTATAACTATTATAATGTTGGTTTTATATAAATCATCTAATTTTATAAACGAAAAAATATTAATAGCATACATAATTATTGTTACATTTATAGTATTATTTATAACTCACCAATTAAAATTATAATTTTTTAAATATAATGCTTTATGTTATATATAATTTATATAAAATATATAATTTATATAAAATATATAATTTATAAATTTATATAAAATATATACATTAATAAATTTATAATATAACATTTATATATATAAATGTTATATGTTGATCCTTTAGGAAATAAAACAAACTTAAATGATTTACATGGATCATATACTTATACAAATAAAATAAATAATTTTAGAAAAAATCATATTTTAAATAATGCTAGATTAGAAGATATAGAAAAAAGAAATGCTTCAAATAAGATAAATTTTATTATTTACTCTGTTTTTGCTTGTATTTTTATAATAATGTTTTTGGTTTTTTTAAGAAAATTAAATAGATAATATATGTGATATATTTATTAATTTATTAATTTATTTTAAATAAATAAATTAATAAATATATAAATATATAATTATATAAATGGCAAATCTAATTCAAGATACAGGTTATTCTTCAGATCTTGGCGCATTAAATGCGATTAATTCAACAGACTTAAATGCTTTAGAAAATTTACTCATAAATAATAAACAATTAGTAGATGATAGTACAAGTTTACTAAACAATATTGGAACAGATGCTGAAAGCATGGCTAAATTAGATAGAGAACAAGAAAGTTTAGAAGCATCGCGAACTGCTATGATTAATAAAAAAAATGAATTAATGAGGCAAAAGTCAGATATAGAAAAACAGGAAATAGTGATAAATGGCAAAAATATAACTTTAGAAACTTGGGTTGAAACTCATCCTTTTGAAATGTGGGATTATTCTAATAAAATTTCTAGAATAGAAGTTCATTATATAAGTTTTGGAATTATAGGTTTACGAATTTTTTATAAAGATCCCAATAAAGCAACCGAAACATTAGGAGTTGTAAATAGCACAGATGCTTCAACACCAACAACTATTGAAAATGTTAATTTTACAGATGATGAATGGTTTGTTGATTTTCAATATGAAACGCCAGATGATCCTACAATAGGTTCTGTTTTATGTAAAAATATTAGTTTTTATACAAGTAAAACTCCAGAGGGAGCACCACCTAAAGTAACTATTCCGGCATCATCAGAAAACAAAGCTACACCAAAAAAGAAATTTTATGTTGATGGAACAAGACGAACTTGGTTACAGCATAAAGCTAATGCGGAATCACAAGGTGCCGAATTAGCTTGTTTTGAAAATTCCGCAGAAATAGCAAATATGTTACAACAATTAGGAAATGCCAGATTTCAAAATGGTGGTTCTTTTTATATTGGCTTATATCATCCAAATGCTCTAATACCAAATAACAATAAAGGAGGAGCACGACCATATAATGTTCCAGCCAATAAAAATAGTAATTGGGAATGGGTTGATGGAACACCATACAATCCAAATACTACCAATTGGAGTGGAGGAGAACCTAATAATTGGGGTCCTGGTGAAAATGTAGCTCAAATGTACAATAACGGAAAAATAAATGATTTAACAAAAACTAACAGATTAGCAGCCATTTATCAAAAAAAAATTACAACTGCAAAGTATCGTATGGGAAGACAAAGTGGCAAACATATTTCATCATTGAAAAATGGGATAAAATTTGAGCCTATTACAAGTCCTGATATGATTCAAAAAACTAATGCTGAGTCTGCCGTAGACAATACTTATGATGTTATTAAAGATCTACAAAATAGTGCTAATATTTTAGATGCTAGTATAAAAGAGGTTACTGAATCAATAGCCAAAATTACTACTAATATTGAACATA